GTGGGTAGTTCAAGTGCATCGGTCTTTTTTGGAGTGGGTAGTTCAAGTGCATCGGTCTTTTTTGGAGTGGGTAGTTCAAGTGCATCGGTCTTTTTTGGAGTGGGTAGTTCAAGCGCATCGGTCTTTTTTGGAGTGGGTAGTTCAAGTGCACCGGTCTTTTTTGGAGTGGGTTGTTTAAGTGCATCGGTCTTTTTTGGAGTGGGTAGTTCAAGTGCATCGGTCTTTTTTGGAGTGGGTTGTTTAAGTGCAACAGGAGTTTTAGTCTTTTTAGGTATATTTTTTTTGGAAGTAGTTTTTTTGTGGTAACCGACATCCATAGAAAATAATCCAGGTAAATATTTTTTAGAAGTTCGCATATTTATATAATAATTATATAAAAAAATAAAATATATATAAAAATATTCAATAATAAACGCATACTTAAATTAAATTAATAAAGAGATGTTCTTCTAAATCCATAATCATTTACTGCTTTACGGGATTCAAAAGACTGTATTAAATGTCGAATATATATTATATTGTACATATCTGGAAATATAGCATATATGTCAAGAAGACCCAAAATATGTTTATTGTATAGTTCTGGTAAAGTATTAGCAACTTGTTGGGCAGATACCTTTGTTTTATTGTGAATACATACCCTATTATATATATCATATATACTATAATTAATTGTTTTATATATATCAGCCCATAACAACTTGATATTTTCGTCTGAACCAGTTATTTCACATTCAAGTTGATGATTAGCAATTTGTTCTTGTAAATAATTGAGACTTTTTGTATTAATTAGCTTGCATGGTAATTTTGTGCCATTCACATATTGCCCGGTTTCAATGTCAGTTGGTTCAATGTCACTACCACTATCACTATCACTATTATCCCACGAAGGGCAACATGCTCGTAAAATATTTTTAACTGTTGAGATAAACATAACTATTTAATATGTAATAGTTTATGTTTGTTAATTCATTTTTATTTTTTATAATTTAATTTACCCCAGAGTTTATAATATTAATATTTTCAGTCAATTCATTTATAATCCATGTGTAAAATGCTTCAGACATTAATTTAAGCTGAGCAAGTTTTAATTTCGAATAATAATTTGTAAAATTATAATTGGCTTGAATATTAGTAATATGTATATCACTAATATTTAGTTTTGTTGTTTTACATGGCTGTATTGAAATATTAAATGTTATAGTAATTGTGTTCTCGTTATTATCCGAATGTTTTGTAACCGATGCCCAGTACATATTATTTTCACTTGAAAAGCCATATATATTGCACATATTAAACAAAAAACGTGTGTCGTGAATATTAAATTTATTATATGGCATTTTTGATGGCATAAAATAAGACGGGTAATTATGTGTTAAAGTTGTCATTGACTATTTTAGTTTTCGTTTATTTTAAATTATAAATAATGTTTAATAAAATCATTTTTTTTATAACATTTATTATAACACATAATGAACAATAGATTAATTAGTTTATGGGCTTATAAAAATGGTGATTCCAAATCAGACTTATTTTATGATATGGATATGGCAACAGATATGATTGCGCAAAAATGTGGCGTTGATATTAAATTATTAATTATTAAAAAAAACGAATTAAGTAGTATCACCCATTCAGTTCTTAATAAAAAAATAGTTAATGAAGTAAAGGTTCAAAATGTTAATCCAACAAATATTATAGGAATACATGATATTGATTATAATAACAGAAGACATAGAATTGACATAGATGGAGTAAGAAGCCGGTTTTCATCAAAACGACTTTTAACTCGAATATACAAAAAATACAAACAGTTGTCAACCGGTTTTGAAGATTTTTTACAAAAATTTTATTTCCATTTTACATGCAGTTCTCGAATTCAATCAATAAAATTACATGGGTTAGTATCATCATCTGAACCAACAATTGATATTAATGGAGGAAGGTGTGCTAAAAGAAAAAAAACACATAACAAAAAAAGAAATTTAAAAAAAACACATAACAAAAAAAGAAATTTAAAAAAAACTCAAAAGAAAAAAACGTCCAGATTAAAAAAAATATTTTCGCTTTAACAAAAAATTATTTAAAATATTTTAATTTATTTTATTTTAATATTGCATTACTTTATAATATATAATAACAATGCCCCAAGACCAAATTAAAACTGAACTTTTAAACTATTTATCAGGTGACAATGTTCCTCAACGAACCAGACAAAGAATTAGTAGAAATAATGTTATTTTTAGTGTGAATGAAATGTGTACTAACCCAGGATTTGATGGAACATATGCGACTTTAAATAATAATTTGCTTATTAATGATATTATAAGTGATATTATTGCTCATCCAAACCAATTGTTTTGGAATGAAAATATGTTAGCTGCCAGAAAAGATATGACTATTGCGTTATACATGCAATATGAATCTCAAATAGACTTTGACATTAACATGCTACAGGAAAATCGGGCAATTTCAATTGACGATGTTTTTTTAAATCTCACTCCTGAACAATTTGTTTGGTCAATATTGATTAAAAAGCCCAATTTTACCAGGAATATGATGTTGGATAATCTTGGTAATATGGATTGGGAATCTATAATTAATAATAACCCCAACTTACTCGATCCTGAATATTCAATTGACCCCCTTTAAATAATATACAATTATAAATAAACAATTTAAATAATTCATTATATAATACATTATATTATGGAAACTTCACAAAATTTGAATTCATCTGTCGAAAACGAATCTTCATCTCAACCAAATACTCAAACTAAATTAGTTAACGCCCCTATTAATTCTGAAAATGATGCATTAAATATAATGGTTCAATTTTTAAATTTAGCACAGCGTCGTGGAGCGTTTTCAATTGACGAATCGGCTAAGATTTACAATTGTTTCCAAAAGTTTAAATAATTATACAAATATAAGTTGACATACTGTGTCAATGTCACATCACAACGGTGTGAACCTTACACTATATTATACTTATATAATATAATATAATGACAGAAATCATTTCAAAAAAAATTGATTTATCAGGAAAAAAAATACAACAATCTCATTTAGAATGTGCTGATTTAAAAGGCGCTAATTTATCAAATTCTAATTTTAAAGATGTTGATTTGTCAAATTTTAATTTAGAAGGTGCTAATTTAAAAAAATCAATTTTAAAAAAAGTTGATTTAAGAAACGCAAATTTAACAGGCGCTCATTTAGAAGGCGCTCATTTAAATTACATTAGTGGTGACAACATGATTTTAATAGGTGCTCATTTAGAAGGCGCTCATTTAAACGATGCTGAGTTAACAATGGCCAAATTAATGGGTGCTAATTTACAAGGTGCTGATTTAACAGATACTTATTTAGGAGGGGCTAATTTAACAGGTGCTAATTTAACAGGTGCTATTTTTGAAAGTACTAATTTAGAAAGTGCTGATTTAACAGATTCAATAATACTAAATACAAATTTAAATTTTGATTTAACAAATGCTATTTTTAAAGATGCCAAATTATCAAATTCTATTTTTAATGAGGCCATTGTAGATGGTGCTATTTTTAAAGGTGCTCATTTACAAGGTGCTCATTTAGAAGATATTGATTTAACAGGTGCTCATTTAGAAGGTGCTCATTTAGAAGGTGCTCATTTAAGAGATACAGTATTAAAAGGTGCTCATTTAGAAGGTGCTAATTTAACAGGTGCTGATTTAACAGATGCAGTATTAGAAGGTGCTTATTTAGAAGGTGCTAATTTTGAAGGTACTATTTTAACAAATACTAATTTAAAAGGTACCATTTTTGAAGGTATTAATTTAGAAGAATCCGATTCAGAATCAGATTCAGAATCAGATTCTGATTCAGAAGATGAACAAGGAATAGCATATGAAATACATAATAATTCAAATAAATTATTAACAAATAACATTTTTTTAGATATTATTGATTTTAAACCAAACTTTTATGATGTAGGACAAGTTAACTATAATAGAATTCAACAATCTTTTGTTAATTTTATAAACAATACAAATAATTTTAAAAATACTAATAAAATACAATTAATTGACAAATTAAAAACAGTAATAACTAAAGCTGGTGAATGTGGTAATCCAGAGTGTAATATGGCAAGTATTATAAATAGCTCAATTAATTTTGCGTTTAAACAAGATAGTCGTTTTACAGAAGCATATATTCATATTTTTATAGACGAAACATCAAAAGCATTTGATACGGGTACAGATACTCTCAGCTGTGCAGCAGGAATTAATGAACGTTTTTATACTTCTTTATTATCAGCATCATTACAAGTAGAAAGCATACCAGATTTTCAAAAAACATCTAAACTAAAACAATTGTATTGTATAGCAATTGTAGGAACCGTTCAAAACGACCCCAATAAAATAATACAAAAATGGTCTATATCTTGGAAAGGAAAAGACAATACCTGGAAACAAATGTCTACAAAAGAAAGAGAATATAACTTTAAAACATTTATGTTGGAAGATTACAAGAAATTTGATTGTTTTGAAGAAAACAAAACAACAATTATAGAAATAATACATAAAAAGGCAACAGAAATAAGTTCTGTATTTAAAAATAATGAAGCAGTGGATAATGATGGAGTTCAATTTGGGGGTAAAAAGCGTAAGCGTAAACATATAAAAACGCAACGTAATAAAACGCAACGTAATAAAAAAGTAAAAAAATCAACAAAAGTAAAAAAATCAACAAAAGTAAAAAAATCAACAAAAATAAAGAAATCAACAAAAATAAAGAAATCAACAAAAATAAAGAAATCAACAAAAATAAAGAAATCAAAAAAGGCAAGCCGTATAATAACTACCCACAGAACAAAAAAGACCAAGTATTAATAAAAAATAAATATCATCATAAAGTAAAGAAATATAAATTCCATCTTTATAATTCATATCATCATAAATTTGTCTGATTGTTTTTATTTAATAAATTATTAATAAATTATTAAAATATAATATAATATTAATATTTTATATAATGGGTGCTGGAATATTACCTGCAACAATACATAACGGAAAATTATACTTTTTATTTGGTAAAGAGGGGAAATTCGAAACATCCGCACCGGGATTTTCTGACTTTGGCGGAGAAACTGATAATAAGGAAACATTTTTTGAAACGGCTGTAAGAGAAGCTGGTGAAGAATTTACAGGGTTTTTAGGTAACGACACTGATGTCCGCAAAATGTTAAAAGCCTACGGAACATATGATATTGATATTGAAACTAACGGACATAACAAATATCGCACACATATATTCCCTTTTGAGTATAATGAGTGGTTGCCCTTTTATTATAATAATAATCAACGTTTTCTTCAAAAAAAAATACCTGATAAGGTCTTTAAAACTACCAAAATTTTTGAAAAAGCTGAAATCAAATGGGTTTGCGTCAATGACCTTAGAAATATGCGACCACATTTCCGATTTTATTTTCGGGAAATTGTAGATATGTTAATTAACCAACAAAAACAAATCAAATCTTTCTTGAATCCTTCCATAAAGAAAAAGACACAAAGGCACATAAAAAGAAAAAGAAAAACAAGAAAATCATATTAAAAATATTGTTGATTGGACAAATCAGAGAGAAATGGAGTTGTCTAAAGAAATTCACGGGTTCATCGGAGGGGCAAAAAATAAACTAAAACAATTGTATTGTATAGCAATTGTAGGAACCGTTCAAAACGACCCCAATAAAATAATACAAAAATGGTCTATATCTTGGAAAGGAAAAGACAATACCTGGAAACAAATGTCT